GAAAATCTGAATACCTTGCCATTCTATCATATGTTCCATAAGCAGACATTGCTGCACTGTAAACTTGAGATTGATTCTTTTTAAATATTTCAAAAGCAGAAGAGGGTGTACTTTTTCCATCAAAATCAAGAACAGATCGCTTAACAACTGGGCCACTTCTAAAAAGCTTTGTTAGCCTTCTAAATAAACTTGCTGTGCTTTGATTTGTCTTTCTGTCAGCCATTCATTCCTCACTTAAGAACCCACATCATATCTGCAGGTATCTGGTTTCTATTTTTTACATTTAAAGATTTAATTTGTTTTTGATGTGTATCAGGATCAATCTTTTTTGAACCATGACCACCTCCAACATCTTTTATTACATTCTCTGGTGTACCATCGTAATGTTTAACATCTCTTTTCATTGCCGACAACATAGCATCATTAAGTGCTTTAGAATCTTTGCTATAACCTCCTGCTGCATCAAACAACCATGTTCCTATTGCAAAACTCATAACTAGGTCATCATGATATCCACGCTTAGCTTGTGCTTTACCGCTTGACCATGTAAATGTTTTAAGCTCTTCATAAAATCTAGAAGACTTAATTATAATCTGCTTGTTTCTAAGTACTTCTTCTAGCTTAGAAAGAATTGTACCTCTAGTTTTTCCATTGGTGTTGAAGCCGGCAGTTTCTACAGATGAGGGAGGGACATAGTCACCTATGTATACACCTTTCTTTCTTCGATAATATATACGTGGATATTTCAATTCTTGTAATTTTAGAATTGTTGCATATCCATAACTGTTATTTTCAGGACACAACAACGCCTTATTATACTTCAAACCGTATTCATTAAGCAATTCAGCAAATGTATCAGGTCTTATTTTTCCTTTGTACTCAGCAACACACTTCCCTTCTGTCGTGTCTATCACATGAAATGTTGAATAATCCTTGGAGTCGCCTCTAGAAACATCTGCTGATATTACATAGTCATGCTCAGATAATGGGTAATCCCATATCCAAACATTTCTATCATCGTATTCTCTTGCTATTGGCGGCTCTACGTTATTTCTAATCCATTCTATGTCGCCATCAGACATAAATGTCTCGCCTGATGTGGTAAAGTCACACAAGTATTCTTGTGCTATTTGCCGCTTGTTCATGTTGTTTGTGGTCTTGTCAAACCACTCTTGATCTCTATCAGGTATGACATCCCACATCAACTTTATTGGATTAAACTCATTTAATCCTGCCTCAGCCTCTGTATAAAGCTTGTAATATTGACCACCTACACCATTTGGAGTAGACAATAAAATAACTCTACCACCAGTTGAAATTGTAGGATATATACCTGTCCAAATTGTATCAAAGTTTCTAACAAACGCAGCCTCATCAACAATTAACAAAGATAAAGCTTCAGAACGACCTGCATCTTCTGATGTTGGAATTGCTTTAATTTGCGAACCATGACTAAATTGTATCATTTGCTTATTATTGGCAACAATATCAGGAATCATTAACCACTTGGGTAGACTCCTAATCATTGTTTTGACTTTTGTAATAAAGTTCTGTGCTACTGCTAATTTAGTAGCAATGATCAATATGTTCTTTTCTCTTTGAAAAAGTGCCATCCAGACAGCGTAAGCTGCAACTAGTGTCGACAATCCTAACTGTCTAGACTTTAAAACAATGTTAAATCTGTTGTCAATAAAGTCTTTCAAACAATCATCTTGAAAATCATAGGTGTCAAAAGTTATCAATCCTCTGACTGGGTGTTGGATTTTAAGATAATTGTTAAAAAAATATGACGGATCTTTTCCGCACTTAATTATTTCTTTAACTTGCTTTGATTTGTTGTTCATAATTACGAAATTGTTAGATAGAAATTCTTTCTGTAATACGCTGTTCTTTTCGCTGAATATGGGCACATACTTACTATTTCAATTGAATCGTCTTCATTATTTTGTTTTGTTTTTAGTGCTCTCCCTGACAATTCTTTAAACTCTTTTTTTACATCTTTAAGATACTGTTGACACATTTGCTTAAGTTCATTATCATACTTTTTAACTTGAGATCGCGTATCTTGATCTTGCATGATTGTTATGACAGTCACACACTTTATAATCAATACATTTCCTTCTAAAATACCTGTGGTACTATGTGTGTGTGCACCCTTGAATTGACTAGATCTTCCCCAAGTTGTTTCTAGAGCTTGCCCTAAACAGTTAATTTCATGACCAGATAGTGTGTTGACGCCTATATATTCCATTTTATCCTCCGCAATGGTAATAACTATGCCCTTACTTAATAAAAAGCCTAGACTTCTCTTCATAAATCTGTTTGATTTTCTCATCATCAGGACGCCAGCCATCTTTCCATTCCTGTTGACGTCCTTCTATAAACCTCAAGTAGCAATCATGACAAGTTTGCCAGTTTTTAAATGTAATTAAGTCATCTGCACTTTTTATTAAAAACTGGCACGTATGACAAAATATTCCATTTGTCTTTTTATCTGTCTTGTCAATGACTACAAACTGTCTATTCGCACGAGACATATGAATCCTTACCTCTTTTAAGTATTTCTAAATTATGATCCACACAATCTTTAATCGCATCAACATGAGATATAACCAGAATATTCTTAAACCACTTCTTTAATGATACTAAAAGCCTATTACAAGCCTCAAGATTAGTTTCATCTAGTGTTCCAAACCCTTCATCAATCATGAGTGTAGTAGTCTTTGATAAAGTTGATACATTTATTAGTGCAACTCTAATTGCTAGCGATGCCATCATTTTCTCCATGCCGGATCCTAGTTCGATTATACGTCGAGAATCACCATAGTTAATGTAAACATCAAGTGTATTAGATTCTAAATCTGATTCAATTTCAACTGTAAAACCAACAACTCCTGACAATATTTTGGATATCTCAGCATTGATTGCAGGCAGCATTTTATTTATAATATGTAAAGGAATACCTTTTTTTGATACTGCTGTGCTAAATATATCATAGCACTTATTTTGATCTTTTAATTCATTATAAAGATCGCGATCTTTTTGAAGTCTATTAAGTGTAGCTTTAAGCTCAGCAAGACGATTAATTGTTTTAATTTTATCAAATTCAAGCTTTTTTAAACCCTTAATCTTTTCATCACATAACTTAATAAGTTCAGCATTAGCACTTGTACTGTCTTGACTCTTGAAGGATGCATCTAATCTTTCATATTCTGCCTGCTGATCTTTAAGTTCCTTATTATGCCATTTCATGTTTTCTTGTAGTTTAGCTAGCTGCAAATTAGCTCTAGAAGTTTCTGATGTTAATGTGCTTTTCTTTTGGACAATTTGTTCATATCTGCTAATTTTTTCTTCTAATTCATCATCTTTAATTTTTCTATACATTGCTCTTAAATCTGTTAGATTTGTATTCAAAGATATGAGATTAGCTTCTTGCTGTACTATTACTTTTTTACTTTTATGAGAATTTTTAATAAATTTGCATGTTGGAAACTGATCTCCACAAGGCACATCCTCCAATATTCTTATAGATTGCTTACTCTGCTTAATATCTTTTTTAATTAAGTCAATCTTATGCTTCATTTCTTTGACAGAACTTTCAAGACTAATTTGTGCAGATCTTCTTTCTTTCATCTCAGTGATATCAAAATTGTCTAAAAAACTATTAAGTTTATTTAGTTTGCTTTGTTTTTCACTAATTTCACTCTTAATATTAGCTATTTTATCCTCATCTTCAGATATTTTTGACTCTGTTTTGATTAGTTTGTTATAAGCTTTTCTTACATCTGTCTCTAATACGGTAGTAGAATCTGATCTTAATTCATCTTTGAGCGCATCAATTTCTTCTTTAAGCCTAACTATAGTCTTATCTTCTGACTTAAGTTTTTTATTGTTAGATTCTATATCAGACTCTGTATTGCTTATTCTTTCAATCCAATTATTTTCGCCTAATGACTTAAACTTAAATCTAACTTCTTGGGCATCCTTCCTGACTTCTTCGTAAAGTTTATCAAAAACTTCTAAGTCTAGAAAATTAGTCAGTATTTGTTTTCTTGCTGTTGCTTTTTCTTTGATAAATGCGTTCATTTGCCCTTGTGATGCTAAGCTTGTTAATAAAAAATCATCTGAATTACCGATTAGACTTCTAACTATTTTCTCTGTCTCTCTTCTTTGCTCTTCAGTTAAATCTTCAATTTCATTATTGTCTCTATCAACACGATAAAAGTTTAAACTTGTAGGAGCCCAAACTCCTCCTTTGGCATTTTTCTTAATTGTCTTACGATCAATTCTGTATCGCTGGCCATTGATAGTGAGCCAGATCGAGGCCTTGCACATATTTTTGCGAGTGTTTATGACATGCAAGTTTTTAATTGAACCTCGATCTGTCGAATTGAATAGCGTATATACAATCGAACCAATGATAGAAGATTTACCTCTAGCATTGGTGCCGAATATTCCAGTTATACCCGGAAGATTATCAAAATTAATGATGTTTTTCTCACCGTATGAAAACAAATTATCAAATTCAATACGATTAATTTCCCACCTTATATTTCTAAGTGTTTCATCTTGACCTGAAAGTTTGTCAACGTATAAATCGATCATTCCATCTACTTTTTCCCAATGTTCTTTAGATATTTGCGCATCCCTGTAATACTCTCTGAACATCTTTCTGTGTGTATTTGGGTCTCTGAGATTTTGTTGACTTAGTGTAGCATTTTCAACCATAACTTTTCGAGGATCAAATGTCGACTCTGATTTAAATACAACTTCTTTTGCTCCGTGATGCTTAATTAACTCCCCTTGTAATCTCTTGCACTCAACATGCGTTACCGATTCATCTGTTCTAATTCTAAATCTAACACCTTTTGGATATGACTTGCACTTTTCTAGAGTATCTTCAACAGACCCCATCCAGCTTAGTGTAATAAAAGGATGATCATGCTTAACTGGATAAAACTCAACATCAAAATCATCTGCAGATCTAATATCCCACATAAGAAAGCCTTTTCCTTCACTTTCTCCGTAGTTTTGTTGGATTGTTGAACCACAGTATGCAATTGTTCCTTGCTCGTTTAGAAATTGTCTTTTGTGAATATCGCCAAACATTCCAAATTCATATTTCTGAAAGGTGCCTAAATTGATTTCGCCTTCAAGTTGCCAATCTGTATCTGTCAGAGAACCTCTAACAGCGCCATGATAGCAAGCGATATTGACCTCTCCTTCAACAGGTACAGCTTTACTATAATTTTCCTCATCAAAACAAGAAAGCACACACCAGTTAAATCCTGGGATCCCTGTAGGGTACGTGCCAGACTTCTTGTACAAGTAAAGATTGTCATTATTAAGCATAGTGACAATTGGCGTTATAGCATCCTGCCTACCTTTATTGAGTATTAATCCATCATGATTGCCTAATATGATATGTGTAGGCGCTATCTCTGCCATACTAGTAAACCACCAGCTCAAATTATCAATAAGCTCTGGTGATATACCTTGTGTCTTGCTATGAACGATGTCACCTCCAACGTAAATGACATCTGGCTTTAACTGTTTACACTGCTCAAAAAAATCTGTAAAAGCTTTTCTATACTCTTCGTGTCTAGATAATCCACGCCAGTGAATATCTGCAATATGTGCTATCTTCATAAACCCTCGCTATAAGTTCATTATATTATAACGCGAGTTTATGAAGTTTACAATTTGATTTATGACCGGTCCATCTTAACTATTGTATCTTTTTTATCATGCGGAAAATACAA